AGCTTTAGGTGTGTTAGGAACTCCTAATACATCAGCTATCATGTTTGCCGCCATTCCTCCCATTGGTCCACCCAAGGCAGTACCTAATGTAGGTGCAACAGCTCCAACTATGTTTTTTAATACGTTTTTCATTTCAGGCTCCTAATACCATTTTTTGTAATTCAATACTTCTTCTACCTACCTGTTTAAACCAACGACTATCTTCCATTTCAACAGCCATCTTTGCCCAATCATGTTCTCTACAAGCTTTCAACATGTTACGAAACTTTGAAAGTCTTGAACCACCTAAGTTAAAACACATGTTTACTAACACGTGCTGTATCTTTTCAGGTAGTTTATAAAAAGCTTCCTTGTCTCCAAAGACATGTATAGCTTCTGCATAATGCTTATCAAAGTCTATTGTATAGTATCTATCTACCACTGCTTGTGGTACAGGTGTACCCACTTCCCAATCATATTCAGGGTCATGGGGCTGACATAGGTGACCAACTCCTAGAGTCTTATAGCCTAAACTATCCATATAAATCTCTAGGACTTCGCCTTCGTGTCGTTTGATTTCAGCTTTACATTGTTCTATATTCATCTTATTAGTACTTAATAAGGGGTTGATTGTATGGTAATCCTGTGATGGGGTTGATTCTATCAGCAGCATTATCCTGTGTAAAAGGTACTTGAGGACCTTCAATAGTTTCTTCACCAACTAGTCCTCCTTTTGAAAAATCTTTTCTAGAAACTAAAGAAACACCTTTTTGTTTTCTTTTTATATTAGGTTCATCTTCTAATAATGTTTCACCTGTTATTGCTTCGTTTAATCTGTTAGTATAATCAACTGCTTCTGCCCCTAAAGGCAAAGTTTTAATACTTGATACTGCAGCTCCTTGATAATCTCCGGCTTTAAAATTCCTAGAAGTTTTTCCAATACTATTATACCACCTATCTAAAAGAGAATATAAAGGAGATATAGCTGTAGTAGCAGTACCATGTCCCGAACCAGCCCAGTCACTAAATACACGGGCTAGTTTTTCAACTCTCCAATCTACTATACCGGATAATGCTGTTGCTTCTGCTATCCATTTAGAACTAAAATTTTTAGGCTCATTCTCTTCATAATATTTTCGTGATGGACTAGCCATAATTTGTAGCTCTCTTAAACCTCCAAAAATACCTACGGTTCCTAACATCTTAATCGCAAGTTTTAAGTCTCCGTCTTCTACTCTATTAATTAATCCATTCATTTGAGCTACTTTATATTGTGCCCAAGATAAAAACAACCCAGCAGACTTAATCATGGGGTTGTTGTGTTGAGCAAAAATCATACGGTTACCTATCCCCGGTAAACCAACGTCTCTTCTAGAAGCTTTATTACCTATTTTATTAATAAGTCCCTCTATAACATCTCCTTCTTCTATGGCTTTTTCAACTGTTTTAAACTTTTGAAGTTTAACAACATCTGCTCGATCTACTCCATAAAAATTTAATTTATTTTGCACCGCCCTGCTTATTTTTTCTTTACTACCTATTTTTTTAGCAGTTCGAAATAAATCATCTATACCTGCACTGTATGCTATTTTTATACCTGTGTCTGTAGCTGGAGCCATTCCATTGTATCTAAAAAATAATTGTGTTAAATTAGAAAGTTTTTCTTGAAACGGTGTACTAGGATGAACACCTGCAGATAACACTCCTTCAACATCTTTTTTTACAGTTCCTCCTAAAGTGTTACTTCGGCTTCCCCCAACTCCAGCTAGAGCAGCAGGGTTTTGTTTTTGCCAAGTCTTCATTAATGCTTTAACTGTAGGTCCTACTCCACTATTTTGAAACGGTTGTAAAAAATCACCTAACTGAGTAATCAAAGCCCGAGGCAACATAGTAGTATTAGATAAAAATGTTAGTAAGGCAAACCCGTCTTTCCAACCATTTTTTTGAAACACATCTGATGAAGATTTTCCAACAACACCAAAGTAAGCATCTACTGTATTCTTCATTAATTTAAGTTTTTCTTGTGTTTCTTTACTAGTTAAATTTTTTCTATTTCTAAGTGACCGAGCTAATGAGTCAACAATCTCTCCATTAGCACCAAATCTTCTTGCAAACTCTACTCCGGGAACTGTGTTAGTAACCCACTTTTCTAAAATAACTCTTAAGTCTTGCTCTAATAATGGCTCTAAAATTTTTCTAGCTTCTAAACTTTTAAAAACTCTTTCTTTCTGATAATTTTTTAATTGTGGTATACCTACAAATTTACCAAATATTTCTTCGTCTTCTACTCCTTTAAGAGGTTTTGCAAAGACTCCTTGTGTATCTTCACCAAGTTCGTTTTTAACTATCCTTCTAGCTGCAACATTTAAATTAGAACTTTCTGTAAGCGATTCAGCAGTTTTATTCCAAGTAGGAAACTCAGCCTGTAGTGCACGTTTAATTATATTTTCAGCTTCGTTTCTGTTAGCTCTAATATAAGTATCATTCCATATTTGAGGTAAATCGTAGTTTTCTATTTTTTTAAAAGAAACAACTGGTTCTACATATTTAGTATTTAAAAATGTTTTAAACTGATCTGCATTAGATATTAAATTTTTTATATTTTCTAAGCTTTCATCTGAATATTTTCCAGTTGCTTTCAACTCATCTATAGTAGTTAATTGTTTTATTATTCTTGCAGAAGCTACACGTTCTACTTCTGTAGCATTTTGTACAACATCAGCAATCTGTCTACCAAATAAACCTTTTAAAAAATCTGAACTTTCTTCTGCTCCTATAATATTCTTTTTCTTTCCGTCCATCATAAGAAATAAGTTTCTAGAAATCCACTCGTTCTCGCCACCGTGATTTACACCTCTAGTAGCTGTAGTTCCAGAACCTTTAACTTTTAAAAAGTTATGAAGTACTCTAGTCGCTTCATTATTTATTAAACCAAAAGCTTTTTCTTTTTGATTTTGTAGTAAATAGGGTGCATCTTTAACACGGTTATACACAACACCGAATGTCATACCGGCACCAATTAAACTATAGTTGATTGCATCATCATCATCACCAATAAATGTTCCTGCAGTAAAGCCGATACCTCCTCCAACAAGAGGTCTAAAAGTTTCATTTAAAACCTTTTGAATAATACTATCGGTTAGTTCGTATGTTTCATCTTTAGATAATATTCTAAAAGTATCGTCAACAATTTTTCCTGTTCCTTCACTTACATTTGAAAAATAATATAAGAAGTCATCATTTAAAAATTTATCTGCTTCTTTTCTTGCTACATTCAGTCTATCTATTTCTGCCTGAGTAATTTTAGAACCTTTAATAGGGAACCACTGTCTCTTGTCCACATCCCATTTAGCTTGAGGGTCTCCGTTTTTATCAGTAATTTTTCTCCAAGCAGCTTGATCGTTTCTTGCTTGAGTAAACATTTTTGATAAAGCTGTAGAAGATTCCATCTGGGTTAAAATACCTGCTCTTTCTTTAAGAACAATAGGTAAAACTGCATCAAGGTCTTCTGTTTCTTTAGCTGTCAAGTTAATAGGAACTTCGTCCTTAACAGAACTTTTAACAATCGTGTCTGCATCTGGACTGTTTATTTTACCTAAATTAATTTGGTCGTCAGCGACTGATGGAAACCTATTTGCAACAACAGTACCTAGTAGAGAACTAGCTCCACCTACTGTAGCTCCAAACAAAACATTGTTGGGGTTTACTTCTCCATATGCAGCGTACTCGTACAGTGCCATATCCGTTGCACCAATACCAGCACCTGTAGCTGTAGCTGTAATCTTACCTAATCTTGCAATCTTTGCCCAAGGTATAAAAAAAGTAACGGGGTCAAATACTGCAGTGCCTATTCGTCCTGTAATAACTGCAGCATCGTTTTGATTTTTTCTAAAATCTATACCATACTCTTCTTGCATCGTATTAAAGATTTTATCAGTTCTTTCTTTTTCAATTTGTTTAATATTATCTTGAAAAGATTTATTATTAGATAGAGTTAATAGTCCAGCTTTAGCAGTTCTAAAAAGATTTCCAAGTGTATGCCTTTCTAATTTACCACCTAGTTGAATTTGTTGTGCTGTAGTAGGTAACTTTCCGCTTTCAAGCTCGGTTGTAGGTTGTACTTTAAGTCTGGATTTATATTTATTTACAAAATAATCAGAATTGTAAGTTGGTTCTGACTCTTCAATAACAACTTCTTGAGGTTCCAGTTCATTTTCAAGTATAACATTTTCTGATACTACCCTTTCTTTTAAATCTTGCTCCTCTTGAAGTGCAAGTTGTTCTTCTTGAAACTGACTTTCTTCTTCTGTTATTGGGTTAGCTCTTTTTTGATAACGATTGATAAAATAACTAGCATCGTATACCTCTTGAGTTTCTTCCTCTTCTTCTTTTTCTTCTTCCTCTTCTACAAGATTAACTCTATTTTTGTAGCGGTTTAAGAAATACTCAGAATTGTATTCTGTTTCAGGTGTCATTTAGTTTCCTATTTAGATTGGAGTTGTTTTAAATATTTACTAAATATATTTAATACATAATCTTTAGTTGTTGTCTGGAACTCGTCTTTCGTAGTACCTTCAGATTCTAAAAACTCTACAAAATCTTTTTTACGTAATAACCCAGACATAGCAATCGCTTGTCTTGCAGTTGAGGTATCTCTCTGTAAAGTTTTTAAGCCTAAGTTTGTTCCTTTGATTTGGTTGCGTATATTCATGTCGTCTATAACTTCTAAAGGATTTCTACCTGTGCCTGAACCTTTCAAAGCATTTGCAATAATCTCTGAATCTGTCAGTTCAGGAGTAGGCTCTAATAAACTTGTTGCTTGTGGCATTATTCCCTGTTTAGAGTTTAAATAAGTAATAAGCTTAATATATTCGTCAGTTGTAAAATCATCTTTCTGATTTATCATCTCGTTTAAACGTATGTCAATCTCTTCTGAAGACATTTTCTCAGCTCCTAAGATTCCAAAATCTTTTACAAGTTCTGCTTGTGTGGGTATGTTAGGAGAAAGTAAAGAACCATCAGGTGCCGGAGTAGGGGCTGGTGTAGGAGCCGGAGTAGGGGCTGGAGTAGGAGCCGGGGTCGGGGCTGGAGTAGGACTAGGAGCCTCTTCTTCTCCAGATAAAGTTTCTTGCATCTTTTCTTCTAATTTATTTTCTTTCTCTTCTTCAACTGAACCCGGATTATAAAAAATTTGATCTGCTACTGTAGGGTATTTACGTTTAAAATTATCAATTACCGCTTGTTGTTGTTGTTTTGTACCTGATTGGAAAACAGAACTATTAAGATAGTTTTTAAAATTATCTAACTGTGTTTGTATTTTAGGGTCTACTTTTATTTCAGTAGATTTATATCTTACTGTTCTAGTATCTTTAAAAATACCTTCAGTACCAGTCAACTCTAATTGACTTGAAACTTCTTTCCAAGCTTCAGTTGACCACTGTCTTATCATAGCATCACTAATTGCACCTGAACCGGGTGTATTAATGTGAGCAGCTACTTTCAACTGAACATGTTCTCTAATATCGTTTCTCATAATATCCCAATCACTTTGTTGAGTTAAAGCCAAATTAGAAATTACTTTACCGTCTCTAGTTTTTTGTAACTGTGTTATAATCTCACCAACCTGCATAGTAACTTTCTTTTCATCTTCGATGTTTGTAAATGTATTTCCTCCTATAAAATAAGGATTATCTACATCTTTCTTTTTTGCTGTAGCAGGGTCGTCCCACTTTGGATTAAAGATTAAATCAATTGATTTATCAACTCGTTCGTCAATTTTAAATTCTTTACCTGCTTTAGGTGTAGTAACTCTTTTATAAAATGCTTGAAGCTTAACATCGTCTGTATCTAATGTTTCAAAGTCATTAACAACAGAAGCATCTAATGCATTTATCTCTTTATTTCTAGTGTTAAAGTCTCCTAGTGCTGTTAAGAAACTAATATCAACGTTATTAAGAGTTTCAGTTGGTATATCAATTCCTAATTTATCAATTTGATCTAACAATATAGATGTTTTAGCTTTCTCTCCTTCTGGAGTTCCTCTAAATTTATTACCAATTCTGTTCCATAAATTATCAGACTCTAATTCTTTTCTTGATAACTTTTGAAGTTTAGTATATTGCTCAGTTAATTGTGTTGAATCCACATCTAAATATGGTTTGTATAGTTCGTGTTTTTCTTTAAATGCTTTTATTTCATCTTGAGCATCAGCCACTGCTTCTGCTCTTATAGCTTCTGCATTTAGTT